CTAATCTCAAAGTTTCCTAGAACAGAGGCTGAAGTATAGGAAGCTCTATTATCATCCTTATCAAAGCCTAAGTATTCCCAATTAGCACTTGATGTAGAAAAATCATCTTCTGCACTAGCAGTTAGATTTACTCTAGTAATAGCATGAGCAGGAGAAAATTCTTTTGCTACTCTAGCTGCTTCATACAAAGCATACTTTCCATCACCTTCTAATGTAGTTTTAGAAAAATCGAAATCAGTATCTTTAAAGTTGATGAATAGGTGTGAGGATTTTCCATTCCACAGAGGGAGCAGGTTCTTTTCGTAGTCCGAAATACTAAGCATCACATCGTTAAAGTTCGATGGAATCTGAACTGAACTAAAGAACATCAGCATCTCATTTAAAGCACCAAGATCTGATTCATCCGTTACCGCACTACTAAGAATATAATTACCAACCTCATCAGCAAAGGAATCCTTTACCATAAAGCATTTCAACCTCTCTACTAAGAAATTAACCATATCAGCAGTAATAGAAGAGTCTCTATAGTATTTTACTTCCTCAAATGGAGGCATCCCAAAATTCTGTTTACCTCTATAACTAAACAAGAAATTAAGATCTCCTTCAGGCTTAAGGTATAGCGGTCTTTCTCCAGTAGTTAGGTGTTCTTCCCCCGCCATGTATACACCAGAACCTAACGCACCGAACCCTGTCGCAGCATCAAAAGCTTTACTCTCTCCAAACAGTTTCGCATCCTGTTTGTATGCTTGATATCCATTACTGTCTATAGAGTGCATATGGAACGGCTTCATTCCTGGCTCATTAATAATGGTATATCGTTTTGTAGTGCATCCATTAATATCGAGTTCCGCAAACTGGGGTACAGGGAATTTATTTCCATGGAATAAGAAATTATCAGGAAACGCTTTGTACATATCTAGAAGAATACTATCCGTAACCATCTTGATATTATCTTCTAGACTACTAGTACTGTACGAAAATACTCCCGCTTGATTAGCCAGCCCTGGGGTCCAAGTATTTAGATCTCTAAATAGGGGGGATTCCGTCCCTAGGGCATACCAAATCAACTGAGGTAGGTAGGACTCCCATAACTCTTGGACTCTACCAGAAACATCGAATACGGAATCAACTATTAATGTATTGATGGCTACTTGAATAGATTCTAAAGTTCCTGATTTCTTATAAAGATCAAGGGCTAACCGTAATTGGTGTCTCCACTTCGAAGCAGAGCTACCACGAAGTTTAAATCCAATAAGGTCTGCTATGTATTGAAGATGTTCACCCTTAACATTATCAATATCATAAATTAAACCAATATTTTCAACTTGGTCATTGAGGTCAGCAAACTCATACCCCATAATATTAGTAAATTTTCTATGAGGTCCATTAGATACTCTATTATCTAATTTCATAGAGGCATCAATATAATTATCGAATGCTGATTTAACAGTATAGTCTTGCTCGTCAATATAGAGGGGGGAGTAAACTACCTCCATTAAGGTTTTGAGAGCATCAAGCCTTTGTGTTCCGCTAGTATATGTCGGTAGAACCCCCGCACTAGATTCTGTAATTCCGTCTGCTATACCTGAAGCGAACCCGTCAGGTATATATGAGCCGAACGAACAAGTCTCATTGTTTCTCCATAAGTACTCAGTTAATCCTTTAATTCCATCAATAGTCTCTAGGGTAGTCCCCATGTATAGAGAATTTAAAGAATTGAGGACATAGCTAGATGGGGAATAATCTAACTCTCCATCAGCAGAAGTATTCAAAAAATACATCCAACCCAAAGTATCCACTAAATAGTTATGGACGCTACTAGTATTCGAATCCCCTGTTAACGCCGATAGCGTTGTTATATTAGCTTGAAGCGGATCCACCTGAGTAGTGGACGCAGGTATAATCATTGGGAGTAGTGTCCCAGACAGGTAGGTAAAAAACTCCCCACTTGTATCATAATCTGCTAAACTAGTACCCAGGGGAAGCATGATCTTACTTTCAAATAAGAAGGGATTAATATTAGTTAATTTATTTTGCTTTACAAAATACTGGGCTATTCCATCAATACTATCTAAAGCACTTGTTTGGCTGTTAGCCACTCCTGACAGGGATATAACATTAGAGATGTTGGCAGCTACATTTATATGAGCGTTGATTACTTGAGAGAGGGGGTTTACTTCAGTGCCACTTAAATATAAATCCTCCATCTTATACACCTCGGGGGTGATAAGCTCCACTAGATCTACAAAGTTTGTCTTGTAGTATTTTCTAGGATTTGGTGTATATTTGCTATCTCCCATTAGTCTATTAAGGATACATTAATTGTTAAATTATTCAACTGAATAATCTCATTGAAATCAATCGTAAGGCTCCCTTCTATATTATCTACTGTAGAAATTCTAACCTCATCCACTTCGAAGATTTGTCTGTTCAGTTCAGATACAATGAAATCTTGTCCAAAATCACGATTATCCACATTCATGTAGCTCATGATTTTATCTCTAACTTTCGCTTTGATCTGGTCCTGGTTCTTCTCATCTTCTCTATCAATTCGAATTGTTGTAACTAGGTCTAGTGTTCTAATAAGACCATCCACAATAACCACATCGTCTGTTGCCATCCTCTTTTTACTTATAGCAGTTAGTAATTGAGTTTTGAAGTTTGTAGTAGCTCGTTGTAGTTGCATGTCTGAAGCTTTCTCTAATACATAAATGTCAATTACATTAGCGGAGGAGTATGCTTGGCGTGTAGCAGCAGTAGCCTTTCCAATCGTACCAAAAGTGCTAATAAAGGTATTAGCAAATACTGAGTAATCTTCTAAGGTTACTAAGCGATCCTGTCTTCTAAAGGTTAGTGGGGCGTAGCGTTTAGCATGTTCTAAAGTTTCAGCGTCTGCACCTCCTGTAGCTTTTGAGGTATTTGTTATAGCTAATGAATTGGCAAGTGTATTGATTGTACCAGGAATAGTATTATTAATGATGTCCTTCCCAATATTCCCACGGGTTCCCCCACCCACTCTATAGAAAACTTCGTAGTTAGAGGTATCGTCTGGGGAAACGCCAACACTGCCGTCTCCAAAGACTACTGTAGCTGTATAATTATCATCGTAAAGCACTTCAAAAATCTTATCTGATGCTCCTGAGGCGAAGAATACATTAGGCACTTCAACAAAGGCTCCATTCTTGGTAGGGTCGGGGCCAGTAGTATATACCTGAATGCTACCCTCTACAATAGATCCTTGTGTAAGCTTAATAGTCTTAACAGCTTCGGTAGCTGCGAAACTTCCTGAATCCTTTACAAGCGTTCCCTCTTGTATAACTACATTTTCAAATATTGTTACTGGTGTTCCTTGGCCTTCAACAGGATAAAGTATGATATTACCTCCAGTGTTGATTGTATCAACAACTCCATTAACAACTTTGTATAGTGTATAAGTTAGAACTCCTCCATCTTCAGGGGAGGTAGTTTCTATAGTTCTATCGGCTGCTGCGATAGTGATATTTCCAGTTACCTCTACAGGAGAAGTAATTTTGACATCAGCGGCAGAAGAAAGGGGTCCTTTCATTTGAACCCCAACTAATTCTAAAAGCTTTTTAACACTAGCTCGTTGTGTTGCGGTAGCTAAGAAGTTCTCGTTAGCAAGCATATCAGCTTTCATGGACATAACAGATCCCATATAAGCCACAAGCTCTAAGAACATCATTCCTAAATCAGATTCTACAAAGCCAGTATAGTCTCTTGGATAGACTGCCTTAGCATAGTCAATCAAGGAATTGCGAAGAGTGATAAAATCAGTAGCAGCAAAGTTAATAAGTGAAGGTCTCTTACTAACAGGGATATTTGCTAACTTCATAAAGTCTGATGCTATGGTTCCTGAAAAGTTCATGATATGTTTACCTCAACATCAAATATTTCTAAATCATCGGTATTCAAGCCTAAAGACAAAATCACTTTAAGGGAATTTCCTCCTGCTGGTCCTGTTGGTCCAAAAGGGAATACAGATACTTTTACAATTTTGGCTCCAACAATATAATTCTCAAAGGAATATTGGATCTCTTTTTTAATTGATTCAAAGATGGATTGGCTTAGAGGTTGGAAAAGATATTTTCTTAGATTGCATCCAAAGTTAGGAAGCATAACTCTTTCCCCTCGCTCTGTTAATAAAAGCTGCTTAACAGAATTTCTTATCGTATGAATCCCTGATCTCCTAGAAAAGTATCCTCCTGCTGGAGTAGATCCTAAGGGGAAGGATAATCCATAAACCTCATGTCTTTGAGAGGTTGGTCCCTCTTTAGTATACTTTGGAGATATTCTTCCAAAAACCGAAACTGTTTGATTAGCAGCCATTAAATCTTAATATTCTTGAAGAAGCCCTGTTGGGCTTTATAGTTCTTTGAAACTTCAGAGTTATCTAGGGCTCTAGCGTAAAATTTCAAACTTCCTAGGTGTCCACGAAGACCACTGGTTATTCCTCCACGATCTCCCCCTAGGAAGTTTCCATGTTGATACATACCATCCGTATACCCACCACCAACTATCCAGGGGGTGTAATGGGTATTTAGTAGCGGTCCTTGTTTGATTACTGTAGGTCCGTCCACCGTAGTTGAGGAGTACTGGAAGCTATTATCTTTCTTAAAGGATGGTAAGCTCGGTGGGATCCCTATATCTACACCGAATACGGCTGATATAGCTGAGGTGGCGACTAATGACCCATCAGCAAACAGCTTAATAGTATCCGTCCTCGGGTCACAGGCTATATCAATAAGGACAAATTGCGAAGACACATTGCCAAAATCCGTAGCCGAAAGATCCACTTTCATTTTGTAGAAGGTTTCATAATCCTGACAGTCATCGTTATTGATCCAAGAAGCAGAGGAGGAGTCTCTAGCCTGAGTTGGAGCTATGAAGAAACTCAATGAGGATGCTGGATCGTTATCATAATTATTATTACTGTATCCTGCGGAAGCTTGGGTGATTCTTCTATCTCTAGTAAATCCACAAACCATTCCTCGGACAAAGCTCTCCCCTCTTTTGTTTTCCAAGTAATCCAGATCTCGTTCAGCCCCAGTATGATCCACAGCTAATACTCCTGAGGCAGAACCAACATTCTCATTAGCCAGAATAACTTTAGTTAGTGAGGATGCTGTAGAACTAAGCCATCCAACGCCCCCATCCATAATGTTAGGGACATGAGCCCAGCATTCTATAGTAAATCCACTTGGCGAATAAGTTAGGTCCTGGAACTCTTTGGTGTCGGGTAGCTTCCCGTATGATCCTAAACCTGAGGCTCCAGCAGGGTCTGTGGATTTGTTTTTAACAATACCTCCAAAGTATGGGATACCCAGACCTGATACGAATAGTGTTCTTTTAGATGCTCCTACCAACTGAGCATTATTATATCTATTTTCAGTAGCGCAGTTCGTTACAGGGTAATTTATTGAAGATGGTAATTCCAAGGTAGTCTCAAGGAAATTATATATTGCAAACAAGTCTTTGTTTACAATTTGGTCAGTTAGGGACAATACAGTTCCTGCGTTTGTGGATGACGGAGAATAAAGTATTGCTCCCCTTCCTACTGTGGGAACATTTATATGATCAATAGCGATAGATCTAGGTTTTTGACTCGTTTTTGCAAACTTAACATCAATGGGTAGCACTATACCTACAACATCTGCTTGCTTGAAAATCAAAGCATTCTGTCTTTCTAGGTCTACAGATAAGTTATAATCAGCTAAGTAGGAGAAATCGTTAATGGGTACTTCTCCTGGGGGGAATAGTGGTCCCATAGCATCTCCGTAGATTTGAGGTGCTTTTACTGCAACCTCAATTTGTTTCTTTCTTCTATTTATCTTATTATTATGATTAGCAACTTCAGAGATAATCAATTGTCTTTGATTCTGTACTACTGATAGAGCTTCCCCACTGTCAATAAACCCTTGTAAATCAGCAGACAAATCAAAGGTTATTTTGTTTCTTTGCTGTTTCAACACTGCAAGGAAGTGGTCCTCGTTATAGTATTCCTGAAGTCCAATACTATCATCAATCCTATCAGGATCAAAGATGTTGTCTCTAAACTGGTTTAGCGATTTGATAGAAACCGCTTGGCCCTTACCTCCCAGGTTGGGATCGTAATCATATTTCCACTGATCCCCGACAGGGACTATTCCCGAAATAGCTAGAAACACAGGATCCAAACCGCCCGTCTGAGAATCGTAATAGAGTCCGTCTGTAGTTAATACATATTGGCCGTCAGAAGACTCAGGAGGTCCGTAAGTAAGTCTGAATACTTCTTGCTCCTCTTGTCCAACTTCAGGATCTTCGGGGGCACATCTTTTGTAGTTCGTTTGACTAAGGAATGGATCAAGCTCGGCAGAGTCTAAAAAGCATGGTTCTAGAGAAGGGTCGGCTGCTCTTTCCCGAAGGATAGTATTAATCAGGTCCAAGGAATCATTGCAACGGGAAGTAAACGCAGTAGTCTTTTGTAACCCAGCCTTGTCTCCAGCGTAGAGGGAGTCAAGCAGTTCTGCCTGTTCCTGTGGTGGCAGTGTAGCTCTCTGATCGCCAGAACCACCCGCTCTGAAGTCATGGACAGTCTTCCACTTTTCTATACAATCTTTGGCACCACCAATTATATCTTGTAAAGCCTCATAGTTTTGATATAGACCCGCACCTACATCGACTGCATAATCAATAGCACCTAAGAGCCCTGCTAAATTATCACCCTCTTGACTCTCATCATTATCTATCCCCATCCAAGAGGTGTCAGAATACCACTCCCAAAGTCCTCCCTCAGTAAGAACTTCATAGACTCCTGTATTCATACCCAGCTTCTTAAAAAATCCTTTAGTTACTTCCTCAGCTTTTGATTTACCGCCAAAGATCTTAGACTGTATATCGCTAAGTAATCCTGAGGGTAATAAGCTCAAGGCTTGTTTACCCAGATTTAACATACAGCTAGGCAGACCATAAGACATACCTATAGCCTCAAGGGTTCCAGTGCCAGTTTCGCCTTTAACTTTTAAAAATGTTTCGTGATCAAATGATGTCATAATCGCCTCTTAGTATGTAGTGATACCACTATTATCGTATGCGCTTTCTGTATTGCCAATATTTGGTTCAGCAAAGTTGGAGCCACCCTCGTTTAGCCTAATATCGGGGCTTCCGTCTGAGTACACAGTTCCTCCGCTCCTCAAGCTTAGGTCCCCCCCTGCATCAATATTAATTGCACCACCAGCTTTCATATCAATATTCCCTGTTGCATTAATTCCAATGTTATTAGCTTGAATATCTACTTTACCATTTGTCTTAATACGAATCGCTCCGTCTGCTCCATTCGTTTGGATTTCAATAACCTGATTGTTTCCGTTTACATTTAAGCATTCAATAAATATTCTACCTTCCTTAGCTTGAGTGAATACATTCACATCTCTCAACTTGCTCTGAATATTTACATTTCCTGATTTAGCTTTCTCATCCTCAGCAGCATTGATACCTGTTGAGTTATTAAGAAGCTGAAGCTCTCTACCATCTCTAACCAAGATATCAGTCTGAGACTCTAAATTGATATATTTTTGAGGACCAACACTCTGTACTTCAATAGATCTAGCGGGAAGAGTACCCTTTTGAGGATTATCACTAATCTTTATAGTACTTCCATTGCCTGAGTCTAGAATAATAGCGTCAATAGCTGGACTATCGCTTAGGGTGATTTTCTTATTTATATTGGATGTGATTTCTGTCTTACTGTTAATGAAATCGGGGTTATATTCCGTAGTTAC